CTCCTGATCAGCATTCACGATCCGAGCGGCAAGTACCGTATACCAGCGCGGGTCTTTCGGGAAGCGGACGCGCTTGGTATATTTCTCTTGTAATGTTCCAGTCATTACCGTTGTTTCACCCATTTTGACGACGTACGTATGACCCACCTCCAACTTTCCAATCGGAATTGGCATTTATCTAAACACTCCGAATGAATTCCCAACGCAAGTAGGTGCAGATCTTCTCCCAAATTGTGTCGTGGGCAATCAATCGATCGCGCGATTTGAGTAACGGAAAATAGACCTTGTACTCGTCGAGTTCAAGCAATTCGAAGAACTTGTACAAGATGTACGAGTAACTCAGAAAGTTTGTGCGGTCGTTGGGACAATATAACAAAAAGGGCGACTGAATCTCCTGGAACATTGCCCGAATCTTTTCCTCGATTTCCGACGTGATGGTCGGTGGAGGATTGCCGTTCAACCGACTCAATATATGCGCAGAATGTTCGTAGTACTTTGACCGTCCCAACTTTTTCAAGATTTCCCGAATCTCTTTCTCCGTCATATCGGCAACATTGCCAATGCGACGCTTACGGATTTCGAGCACAACCTCGTTCATCACCTCTTCGGGAATCATGGTCGATTCCTTTGCCTGGAACTGATTCAAGATCTCGTTCAAGTGATTGATCTTCTTGTACGCATAATTGTTCCGCTCTTTCGGCGGGTCACGAAACGACGGAAAGTCAGAGACCACGAGCGCATACTCTTCCGACCCACATGAAGGACAGACAAGAATACCCTCTGAACTCACTTCTTCCCGGGCAACATTACATGAATTGCAGTGTTCCGTCATGACCTGCATTGCCTCCGGTGTCCCATTCAACTTCATGCGAACGACATATTCGTCAAAGATCCGTTTTCGGGACACGCCACCATCCGTCGACGCAGTAGCAAAGAACTTGAGAAACGTATTTGCTTCCTTGGGGTTTGTCGGAGGACACATGGACTCTCCGCCTCGCTGGTAATATTCTGTCAAGATGTCCATGTTCTTGATGTAGTAATCCGTAAGGGGATTTTCATACGATAAATCTCCAGCAATTTCATGAATACGCCTTTCGAGCGCAGAGCATGTGATAATATCTCCCAATACGTTGGATCCATGAATAGACTCAACCTGCGCACGCAGGCGTGTCAATTCGGTGGTTAATTCTGACCTCTGACTGTTTGACTCGATCAGTCCCTTCACGACATCTTGGTGCACTGAGTCAAGCGTTCCCATGGACGGAACTCCCGTTTCCCGCGTCTTCCGTACCTTGAACACATCCATTTTCATTCTCTATCGAGTTTCTTTTAAGTAGATGTTCGTATGCAACTGGATTGTCCCACAGAGACGTATCTACCTTTCCATGAACATGTGGTGTGTGTATATACACGTCGAATCGCGTAACGATACATCGACTGACAATCGCTGCCTGGAGAGAGGGTTCTTCGATATGAAACCAAACTCTACACTTGAAGGATCTACTCTCAAGAGACCTTCTCAAAACCTGTTGACATGCGGGACTCAAGAAGTGTGCGTGCCAAATGATAAGGACACGAATACGAATCCGCACATTCGAAGTCGTATGCGACATCCATGTAGTCAACCACGGTGAAAACTCTTCGACAGAATTGAGTTCTGCGGCATCCACACTTTCAAAATCACATTCATGTTTGTGATCCAGAACAACCTTCTTCCAATGATCTCCAGTCACTCGATCGTTCAGTGGTTCATATAAAATCCGATGAGGAGGAAAAAAAGGCATTGTGTAGTTACTGTGCGGTTTCTGTAGGTGTTACAATCCGCTTCACAGGAATCTCCGACGACACTACATAAATTGAATTCTCGGTCGTGACAATGAACACCTTCTCCTCCTTCAGACGAATCATCGACGCAATTGTAGACGTGTACTCCGTGTTCGACTTGATGAGACACTTCTTCTCTCCGTCCACACCGATACAACATGTCTTGGCATGACTGTCGTTAAAGTAGTCGAGGTAGATGGGACGATCCGACTCAATTGCAATCTTTGCGACTTGTGCCATGACAGTTGCAGACGGAACAACCGACATTTATTGGATACGTTAGATGTCCTTCTCTATTATTTCAACGCACGACCCCGTATACTCTTGCGACGTAATTTTCTGCGTCTACGCCGAGTTCTACGACCGCCTTCAGATGGCACAAGTCCCGGGAGGTCTCCATGCGCAGACTCCAATCTGCATCGTGTCATCATGTACTCGGCAACAGATTGAAGATACCTTGTCTGTATCTCCGCATACTCTGCGCCCTTTTCTAGAAAGACTACATTGAGTGCGCCCGACACGACCATGGGATGACTATAATAGTCATACATGTATTCGAACAAATTTACCCATGACTGATCCATTTTAAGTTTAACTGTATCCACTGTAACGTGCGATGGAGTTTCCAGTGCTTTAAGACGTATAGCGTTTTTGCGTTCAGGTTCCCGAACTCGTGCCTCATAGTCTTCATTCGAACGTCTCGTTGCCACTGCAGGTGCCACTGCGGGTGCGGGTGGGGGAGGAGGTGCCAATGCCTTTGCTTGAGCATCACGTGCACGCGTTTCTTGGTTGATTTCATACATCTTTGCTGCAATGTCGCGTTCCGATGCCTTCTCACCTAGAATCTCTACAACTGCGTCATATAGTTCTCTTTCTTTCCGCATGTCCACTTCATACTGCAGTCTTGATTGTTCGGCATTGTCCCTCCGAATAATTTCAGCATCTAGATCTTCAGGATTTCCTTCATTTACGTAGATTGCCTTGTATTCATAATATTTCAGGACATTGGTCTTTTCTGTAGAGTAGAATGCATCGAACATACACGCTTCTAACTTTGGGACGAAGACCACTGCTTGAGACAGTAATCCCCCAACTTGAGATTGATACAGTAAGTCGCGCGACACCCTAAAAACCAATTTACCTGCCTCTGCTTTGATCTCAAACGTAGTTGGAAACTGACTATGCAGGTGCAACTTCACGGATTGAAGAAACGTTTCAGGAGACGATTGTTCGTTTGGACGACCGAGGAGATTGATAAGTATCCCTTCGTTATTTCGATTTCGTCGTGCACGGGTTTTCAATTCATCAAAAATCTCCCGCACTGTTTTACCGTGTGCATACCCTTCTGCTTCCATTTGATCAATAATTTTAATGAGATCATGTGAAACTCCAATAGGTCTGGAGATATGGTGACTGATCATTATTATCTAGAATCAGTAAAAACGAAATCTGGGACCACCAAGGAAGATAAGGTAAGTCCAAGATCGATATACTGTATCTGGCATAAAATGTCCGTACCCGCACGCAAGATCCCGCAGTGGAAGCTCGACATGCTCGCAGACGCAGACGTTGCAGCACAACTCGTCATCAAGAAGGCAGACGCAGACAAGGTTGCCGCGGAAAAGGCAGCACGCGATGCGGAGAGCGCATCTGCCTGCCTGTCCTGGCACGCCGCCCGCCCCGAGTGGGTCACGCAGATGGTGGAGACTGCACCCGGAATCCGGGGAAACGAACGCGAGTGGGAAGTTCCTCCGCAGGTTGGACTTCGCAAGATGAAGAATAACGCCAAGTGCCCCTATTGCGGCAAGTAATGTATAAAAAGCGACCAAACCCCAAAAAACAAAAAAAGCGCGCGCCTTTTTTTACTGTGAATAGATAAAATGGATCTTAACGTCATTGTCCCGATGCTTTTGTTTGTCTTGTTGTCCCCCGGCGTGTTATTGTCATTACCGCCCGGTGCATCGCCGGTTGTCCAGGCGTCAACCCACGCGGTTGTGTTTGGACTTGTCTACTACGGACTCCGCAAGGTGTTTCCGCAATACTACTAAAATATAAAAAGTTTTTGCACTCGGTACCCTCGCACTCGGTACCCTCTAACCTAGAATGCCTCGATCCATGCGGCGCGCTCGCCTGCGGGCGTGCCAAGTTCGTCGAAGATTGCATTTGCGCGGACAACCCTCTCGTCAGTCTCGATGTCGAGTCCGGCGAGTATGGCCATGCGCTGCTGTAGCAACTCCCCCGCCGAGACGGGCGGAAGAAATTCCGGATCAAATCCGACGAGGACGTTGATCAGGCGCGTGATGTGTCCGTCGCAACACATCCCAACGGACTCTGTCCATTCCTCCCAAAGGCGCTTCTTGAGTTCGTCCTTGTGCTCGGACGCCTCGATGCGCACCCAGAGGGCGTCTAACGTCTTCTTGTACAGGAAGTCGTTTTCCACGTGGCACAGTGGCGTTGCGTACCACTTCAGAACGTCGCGGGCAACTGTGATGACTGCGTTAGACATGGGCGCCGTTCCGTTGACCGGAGGCGGGCGCACGCTCACGATCAGACTGTAGATGTCCGTCATGTTCGCGACAGGGTTCGCGAGTAGGATGCTCAGGCCCTTGTTCGTGACCTCGCTCGTCTCGCGCGTGTGCACGTTCTGGCGGTCATGCGCGAAGGCGGCAAGACCCACGAGTGCCGGGGGGCGCTGGATCGGGTCGTACATGAATGCGATGACGCCGTGCTCGTTCATGCGCTGGTGGCGCCCCATTTGCACCTGGACTCGGTTGAAGAGCTCCGGGATAAGGGTCTCCTGCGCAAGTCGGGCGAGAGTCATCCGACGTTGAACTGAGTTAAGCAGTCCGAAGTTGGGCCACAGTTCGGCGTTCGTCTCGATCTCCGCGGCGACATCCTGCCAGGGCATGTCTCCGAACATGATCAGGAGTCGCGCGCGGTTGAAGTCCGTGCGGAAGAGGAAGAGGCGGTGTGCGTCGTCGTGCTTCTTGCACATCGTGTGCCCGGCGTCCCGATTCTTCCGCATGCACTCGCGCGCGTGCGGGTGGAAAACCTTCCAGCAGCAACGCTCGTTTGCGGGAAGGTCCGGGCGAGGACGCGTGATGTCGCACGCCGCGCAGAAATGCACGTTATCCCGCACGCGAGTGGCCACAAGGGGGCGTTC